TCAAAGCCAAATCTCATTTCTTGAGCAGCAGGTTTAGTCCACATAATTATTCCTTAATATAATCCAAGCAAAATAGCTTGTGTATAAAATTATGTTCTTTTATGTATACAAAACCATCAGTAAAATCATTATTTATCTTTAATTCTGTCTGCAACCAATAAAGCATATCCAGCAATATCATCCCAATGATCTGCATGGTCATGGTTACCATAAATAATACGACTTAATTTAACTAGAATCATGTGAATAGCCTCTTTTTTATCGGCTTCCATGTTTTGATAAGCATTTAGGCCTATTAAATGTTCCATGATTTCTTGAATCCACATAGCTTTCATTTCAAAATCGCCATGGGTTACTTCTCTATCTTCTAATATTTGATCTACTTCCATAACTTCCTCCATTAAAGTTTTCTTATTTCAAACCCATACACTTTGCATACTTCTACTGCTAATTTATAAAATTCAAGCTTATGTTCATCATAATGCTCGTATTTTTTACAATGATACAAAACTAAATGAATCATCTCATGCAATATAGTTTCAGATAATATTCTGAACTTTTTGCAATAACTACTAGATATTTCTATTTTTAATGGGTCTGCATGAAAATACCCACAAGCCTTTTTATCTTTAATTACTTTCCATTCAATAGCACTTGCGCTTGGCAAAGCATATTTATCGAATGGTGGTAATTTAGCAAACGTAGTATAAAGTTTAGCTAAATATTCAGGGGTAAGCAGCGACATAATAAATTCCCCTAATTAGTTAATATTAACCTTTCCAGCTAACCCATTCTGATTTATCAGAGTTTTCAAAGGATACATCCACATTTACTGGCATTGAAAAAGTAATACCATGATAAGGGTGGGTTATCCATAAAGCTTGTCTAGGGGGTTCAAAACCAAAATTGTTGCTGTAGGCATATTCACAATACCCTTTTAGCGATCCATTTACAATAAGTCGTTCTAATTGTATTAATTGATGAAAATGACCAATTATCATAGTGTCATATTCCATATCAATTTGGGCGTTTCTAGACCGTTTCTTATGGTCACCTCTAATAATAGGCCCTAAAGCTCCAATAACGCCATCTCCGCCACGAAATTGATCGCCATGGGTCAATAGATACTTATGATTATAAATCGCGTATAACGCGTCAGGGCCATCAGGAATGTGGAACGATACTCGGCCATCAGATTCAAAATGTTTAGCTAGGAATTGATAGGTTAGCCAATCAAAAGAAGTAAAGTTTCTACCTTTATTTCGTATTTTATGGGTATTTCTACCATGATTACCGCCTACGCATGGCACAAATACCTTTCCAAAACGATCAGCAAGGGTTTCTATGCACCAAATTAGCACACCAAATAGGTCTATAACCACAGGCATAATTTCTGCGTCATTGGTAGCCATAAGTTCCTCATGTATATCGCCTGACACCATGTCACCGCCTAAAGCAAATACAATGCCTGGATATTTTGGATTAACCATGTGATTGTTTAATAGATCAATAGCTACTTCAATCATCTTTTTAGCGCGTTTATGGGCTATTTTCATATTGTATGAATTGACGTTATTAACTTGATTAGGGTCTACGTTTTCCCCCCAATGCCAATCGGATGCAAATAATGTAGGAACGCCTGGCGCTGATTTACTTGACCCTGGTTTTAATAACCAGCTAGGTGGTGAAGGCTTCTTTTCTGACATTTTAAGGATTTTAGTCTTAACATAATTTTCACTTAATACGTCACGATTGAATGAAGCTATTTGTGCTTCTAGGGTTCTTATTTTATCTTTTAAGGCTACTTCAGGTGGAATGTCAGTTATGTGTGGCTTTGTATTGTCTACTTCAGCTTGCATACCTGCCATTCGTGCTGCTCTTATTCTACCTTGAAAACAAGCTCTTTTAATACCTAATAATTGAGCTGCTTTAGTTTCGCTGCCTGTTTTATTAAACGCTTCAACTGCTTCTTCTAATTGTTCGCGAGTTAATGGCATAGTTGACTCCTAAACAAAAGTTCAAACATAAAAAAAGCGCCAAACAATAAACCTAAACCACCTAAAATAATTAAAACTTTTATTACAAAGTCTGTTATTTCTTCCATTGGTTTTCCTTATGTTTAATTTCAATAAATTTGACATTCTTTAGCAAATTTGTTTCGCCGTCAAATATTAATTGCAAATTGCATCCTCTTTGACGTTCTTTATTGTTAGCAGATATAAAACTTGCGTAACCTTTTTTACCACGATAAACATAATAATCTAGGGTAATATCAGGTTGAGGTTCTTTTAATTTTGTTTCTTTTATCATGGATTGAATATCTAATCCATTAAGCTGTTTGGTATATAACTCAATATTGAGCATATTTTGTTTCCTCCATTTTATAGAAAATCATGTGCGACCATTGAACAGTCTTTTTTAATTTGAACCATGATTGAGGTTTTTTTATTGAAGTATCGTGGAAATTTAGAGCGCCATAAGAATAATCAGGCTCTAACTTGTGCATGATGCGCCATGCAAGATCAAGAAAGTATGGTTTGATTTCTTTAGGTTCAGGTGGTTTTACTTTTCCATACCAAGAAAACTGATAAGGTTTTCTCATTTCGTAACACACCTGTTTTGGATCAAAGTCAGCTCTACGCATAAGGACATAGCCAACACCGATTTGTGCTTCTCTTTGTTCTACGCTACTTTCCATATAGATAGTTTGCGCAAGACAAAGAAGTGCCTGGTCGATCATAAATGACCCCCCTGTGTTATTGCCAAGTTGTATTATACCATTTTTCACTATTGTCTAGCTTCCATAAGCTTTACTTCTTCTGAAACTTGCTCGAGGAAAATTTTTATTTCTTTTTCCATTTCTTCAATAAACTTATTATCACGCATCATGCGTTTAAGAAAATGCCTGCTGCCCTCTGGAAATCTATCATCGTAACTAAAAAAATCTACCCATTCAGCTCCTGTGCAAGACATTTGAGCCATCATTTGAATTTTATATTTTGTTGGTGGTTCATCTGCTTTTATGTATGACCAATGAACAGCGCTACTAAACGGATTTTTTATTTCAACCAATCCCATTCTGCCAGCATTTTTTTCAATATGAATAACTCCGTCAGGTGATGCGCCATACCATTCAATTGTTTTATGTTTTATAAATGAAACTTCTTCAACAAAATTTTCAGTAAGCAATTCGTATGCTTGACGTGCAAATGGCTCTTTTTCAGAACCATGTTGCATTGCTTCATTTTTATAACCTTCTTCAATGATGCCTGTTACACGTTGAATAGCTAATTCAATTAAATAATTTTGTCTGCTAGCACTTGGGCCTGTTTTAGTTTTAGCTAAAATATCTGCAACTCGTGATGCTGTGACATGGCCTCGGCGCTGTTCCAACCATGCTGGTGTATTTTGGGTTATGATGTCAGACATTATTTGTTCCCTCCAATTTATATTCAGCCACTACACAAACTTCTTTAAACTTATTTTTAACTTTTTTATTTGTGGTTGTTATGTCATAACCTTTTTTGCGTAAGTTAAAAACAGTATCGGCTAATCTATATATGCCTAATTGAGTCCATGCTTTTAATGGATCAATCTTGCCATGCTTTTCTAAATACTCGGTTAAACGTTCTTGTTGGTTCATATTATTCCCCTAGTTCAAGTTTACGATCAGATAAATACTTCTTTAACTTTGCTAATGATGCCTGGTCAAAGTTTGCGTGTTGTTTATATATAGCCATTAATTCCTCAATAGATTCAGCTTTATTAATTTCTTTAATAGCTTCTTCTAATTCGTCTTGAGTTGTAGGTTCAGATTGTGGTAAATCCTCGCCAGCATAAATATATAAACCAATACCATGTAATGCGATTGCTTTAGCTAAACAACGCTGCATAGCAGTATTAACTGCCATAGCGTCAGGATTCATTACAGCTTTATTCTTATAATCTAATACAGGAAGTTGAGCTGTCATAGTTTTACCAAAAGCTGTGACAGAACAAAATACCATTAAAGTATCGCCAAATTGACGTGGCTCTTTATATTCCCATGTGGCTTGTGGATCATTAGATAATAATTGATCTACTGCCCATGCCCATGAAAGATACGTTAAATTGCCTTTCTTTTCCGTATGGTCATTTACATTAATCTTTTTTAATTCGTTAAAAGTAATCATCTACCGCTCCTTAATTGTTTAGCTAATTGAATTGATTTTTTAAAAGTAAAACCTTTGTGATACAAAAATAAAACATCTCGAATATAGTTAATCATAGAAAGTCCCCATGTGAATGGCCCATGTCATACATTTGGTCAAAAACTTCTTGATAAACATTAGCTTCATCTAACTTTCTTTCTGTAATTTCCATTGCTGTATCAAAAAATTCATTGGTTAATGATTTGGCAAATATAACAAAACTTTCTTTATCTCCAAATTTGTTTGCCCAATACATAGCACGAAGTGTTCCAGCAATTTGAACCATTGCCATGTGATCTGTAATTTCTAATGCGTCAATATCAATTAAATCTTCTGCATATTCTTGTTGGATAGTCATATTAAGCTCCGAAATGTTTGCAAAGTATTGGATATAAGAAGTAGAGCCATAAAGCTCCATATAGATATACTGCTAAAACCGTAACGATCATGCCTTTTGTTTTCATAATTTCCTCCATAAATTAAAAACTACAGTTGCATTATTAACTATTTGTTATTATGATGTCAACAACTATTTAACAAAAAGTTATAGGAAAAAACATGACAGATAGCGAAATTATTGAGTTTTATGGCGGTTCTAAAGCCCTTTGTAAGCGCCTGGGTTGGTCAGGAATTAGCCAAGAAATTAAGGTTTATCAATGGAAAAAGCGAGGTATCCCAGCCAAAATAAAGCTTCAATACCCTGAAATATTTTTAAAACGTAAATTTAAACAATAGAGGTTATATGCACTATTTTCAACATAATATAGCGGATTATCGCAAGGATACCATGCACCTATCGCTATTAGAACATGGGGTTTATAGGCAATTATTAGATCAATATTACCTTAATGAACAGCCATTATCAGATGATCCTGAACGCATTATGAGATTAATTAATGCTAAAACTGATGAGGAAAAACAGGCAGTTTTGAACATTTTAAGTGATTTTTTTGAAGAAACTACTATTGGATTTATTCATAAAAGATGTGATTTAGAGATAAAAACATACAATGAAAAATCAATCAAAGCTTCAAATTCTGCTAAAATACGCTGGGATAATGCAAATGGTATGCAATCGCATAGCGAACCCAATGCTAACCATAAACCAATAACCATTAACCATAAACCAATAACCAATATAAAACCCTTGTCCGATTTTGATTTATTTTGGATGGCATATCCTAAAAAAGTCGGTAAAGAAGCTGCAAGAAAATCTTGGGATAAGGTTAAACCTGATTTAAAGACTGTATTAGAAACACTTAAATGGCAAAAACAAAGCGATCAATGGTTTAAGAATAATGGGCAATACATACCGAACCCAAGCACGTATCTTAATCAACATAGATTTTTAGACCAACGCAATGATAATAGGGAGGCATTTTGATAGAACAAGAAAAGATTGGCTTTAAAGACATGATGCACTCTGTCACTACAATTTATTCAAGGCCTGACTTGGATCGTGAAACTTTGCGTATATGGTGGGCTAAATTAGAAAAGTATGAGTTTATGGTTGTATCAAAAGCTTTTGATCGTTATGTCAACAATAATAAATTTATGCCTACCATATCAGACATATTAGATATTTGTAGGATGCAAGAACCAAAAGAATTTGTAAAAGC